CTCGTACATCACTTTGAGATTGTTTAAATCGTTGTGATCTAGTGCGTTCGCTAAAACAATCCATTGGTTCAGTTTAGGATCAAACATCTGATCAGCGATTGTTAACGGTTCGCCATCAGCTCGAACCCCTTCAAGTGGAGGCTGATCTGTGTAAGGAACGGATACAAGCATATCGTCCAATACTTTTCCTGCGTACTCTCCGCCAGTACGTCCGTATTTCCAAATGTTTTTCATTCGTTTCACTCCTTTAATCTAAGATTCTATTTCCATAATGTGCAGCGTGTTTATTTGAGAAAAATCTAACTTCTTACCATCCTGAGTTTCAAAAGCGATATTGAAGTACTCTCCTTTTTTCAACGCGAAAATTCTACTAAAGTGAAGCCCATGCTTCCATTGCAATGCAGTTCCATTTATACCAACACCACCTGCGAAACCAATAGAACTAGTTTGAGCATCGTCTTTATAAAAAGTAATATAACCATACTGACCAGCTGTTGACCCGCCAAACTGATATCTAACTAACCCTTCTACTAACAAAGTACAATCTCGATTAGCTGTTGCTTGCCAATTTCCAGAATTCCAAGTCAACGGATTCTCCTTCATAGATCGATTCAACTTTGCTCCAATGGTGGTTGCTACTGGTCCAATAATTAACCGAGCTTTATTAGAAATTCCAGTTTGTTCAGTTCCTGTTGAATGCCACGCTTCATAAGGCAACGGCTTTTCTTCTACCAGTACATTTTTCCCATTAACTAGAGGGGTTTCTAAAAAGTTCTTAGTTCCATCTACAGATTGTGGTTCGGTTAAGCTTACCGAATCATTCAAGCCTTTTTCAGTATATTCAGGCGTGATGTCCCAGCTGTAGTCGTTCGGATTGTTACTGTCTTTCAATCCTTCACCAAAGTATTTATATTCACTAATATTTGGGGTTCGTGTGTCGCCTTTTTCTAGTTTTATCCATTCTACTTTACATTGACCTAAACTTGTATTTGGCACTTGATAAACATATAGTCTGCCAGTTATATCAGAAGCGCTTCTAGTTGCTTTAAATGTCAATTGCCACTCATCAACAAGACCTTCAACTGGTTTCATATCAAGAAGATTCACAGTAGAACCATCAGTTTCATATTGTACAAAACAACGGAATGTCTGTGTTGCCGGTTTAGTTCCTTTAAGTGTAATAGTATAGGTCTGGTCTTTAAGTAACTTTTCGCTTGGTGTTTTAGTTAGAAGTAAATATGAGCTACTTGTAATGCCAGTTGGATCAAGTAAATTTTTACCTAGTGTTTTTTTACTCAAATAATATGGCGCATCGAGTAAATTTGGCTGATATGGTGTAGACGTCTCTCCTTCTTCAATTTTGATGTTATAACGCACATTTAACTTACCTTTGAATGAACGATTAGACAAATTAATTTGTAACCAGACTGATTTGTAGTTATTTACAAGGTCAGGAATAGTGTGATTGTTTTCCATTGTGGTTAATTCATACCAAACACCAGCTTGTGGATTATTCACGTCACCAATTAATGTACCTACAGCACTAGGGGCTGGGCTACCATCTGGCTTGTTAATTCGGTAGCTCATTCTAATACGTCCTTCCCACGATACATCAGTACTAACTTCTGCTGTTAAGGTATATTTTTGATTTGCTTTTAATAATGGAAGTTTATGACTAAAACCAGCATACATGTTCATGTCTGTTACCTCGCCACTAAAATCAAAACTTACATACTCCCCGTTAGCATCTGCTTTAGTGATGCCCTCTCCCATTAGGTCCCAATCTTCAAAAGAAAGTTTTCGCATTAAATTCGGATTCCCACTATAATCATAGTCCCCGAAGTCGATGCTGTTACTGTACATCTTTTTCAGCTTGCCGAGATCACCGATTTGCTGATTGGTTTGATCAATACGATCATTTGCTATATCAATATTAGTATTGAGAGTTGCGACATCTTGATTGGCTTTCGTGATTTTGTCGTTTGTGTCTTTCAGTTTCGCATCAATCTGCGTTTCAGATTCCGCAATTTTCTGATCAATCTCTTGCTTTCCATCAGCTAGAATTTTTTCGATTTTATCGATTGTCTGGCTAAACCCATTGAAATAATAATCTTCTAGTTCTGGCGTACTATCATCAATTGGACTGCGTTTGATGTCAAAAGTAAAACGACCAGCTGTATCTAACGAGCGGTCGTTTGGAAAATCAATATATACGCTACCTTCTACTTTACCGATATATCCTAAAATATTATCTTCTAATACGATAGACACAATGCCATTCAAACGATCTTCAATGGTAGCAAGATAGTCATGTTTTCCATATCCACCTTCTGCTGTTGCAGATTTAAATATCAGACGAATAGGAACCGTAGTTCCTTCTGGTAGGCTCTGAGGAATTCCGTTTTTTCTTACTAACTTCATTCGAAGCTTAGCTGTTCCTCGATCATGCGACCAAAAAACAACATTCGTATCATTAGGCTTAGTTGCTTCTGCTTGGATCACAATGATCGATTCATTCATTTTATAAACCATCAGCTTAACACCTGCCCATTGTTGATAATCAATCCTCGACCAATAATTCTGTTTTCAGTTGTCGCAAATCCTGCAGCTGGCTTGGCATATCTAGCAGTTGCTGCATCAACGTACACCCCAATGCTATTGCCTGAACCTTTCAAGTCGCCCACGCTAAACTCTGATAACAAACGAACTTGCACAGCTATGTCTTGATTAATGAATGTTGTTGAACCATACATATTCATCTTAGAAGTCCCGCCTACGTATACAGCGTTATATGCCAAGGATTTAGTATTCTCCGCAAATTTACATTGACTAATAGCCATGTAGCCACTCTGTTCATTGACAATTCCATACTGTCTTCCTTGAAAAAGTGGAGAATTTGCAGTGTCAACGATCTGCATTCCGACGATTTGACAATAGCCAGTGCATGTTGCGAACATAATACTTCTAACTTTTACTGGACAATCAGACACTTGAGGATCTAATGTGCTGGTATCATTTAAAGGACGTATGACAAATGTTCTAAATGTTAAACCATTGACATATACATCTTCCAAATACACCCCATCGCTAATCCAGATGGTGACAGATGAAGTAGTAATTAGCGGAACTGAATTAACAGCAGTTTGGATCGTGAGAAATGGTTTCTCTTGGGATCCATCTCCAGTCTGGTCGTTTCCATCTTTTGAAACATAAATATTGATGGGCTCGTTATACCCTCCAATGATTTGTTGGACTGCTTTGTTTAATTGCTCCACTTGTGCTTTTTGACTAGCGGCATTTGTAATTAATTCGCTAATTTGTTCATCTGTCAGTTTTTCATGTTCTACCAATCTGCCGTGTAACGTAGGAAAGGTTTCTCCTCTATTGTTTACCCGTGCATCCACTACTTCGTTTGGCGAATCCCCGCCCGAGTTGATTACGAGATTATCAATACGACTGTTCGTTGATTTGTCTTGATCAGACAATTTCTTTTCAAGATCATTGAGGTAGTCAATGTTTTTATTAAATTTCTCTTTCCATTCCGTAGAGATACGGTTACTGATTAATTTTAATAACCCCATCAAATCACTCCTTTCTGTGCCATTTCAGCGAGTATCGACGTCATTGTTTTCTTTGTGTTGCTCAATGTGATTTCTGGTGGCTTATTTGGTATTGCTGGATACGTCTTGATTCCTACCACTTGAATGTACGTATTGATATTTAAAGGTTCACAAATGAATGGAACGTGATCGCCTTTGTTGGGACTGATTTTCCATTTCAAGGTTACGGATCCCGAAATACTTGGATAGTCTTGCAAGTCTGTCTTTAACCGTTCGAGCATGTTCCCTGATACGGTATACCGTTCGTCTTTAACAGGATCTTGTATCCTGATTCCCCACTTCTGTGATTCAGGGCTTGTGTAAGTGATGGGAGTAAATACATAGTCACTATCTTTAGGATCCTCAGTATTTGCACCATCCTTCAATTTTCCATAGCCTTTGATTTGTGTTTTTAGACTGTACGTATCAATATCGAATGACACTTCATCTGTATTGTATTTATAGCGAATCTGTTCTTCCGTCCGCTGGCCGTACTCACTGGCAGGATAGAAAGTTAGATGTTTATTATTCGGAATCACGACTGCATTATAGTCAGACAGAATCTCATTGATCAGCTTCAAGTAATTCGCATTACCAAAGTTTTCTTGTTCGACTGTAAGGAATTTCTTGTTTGGATCAATGACTTCCCATGAAAAGCCACGACTACCTGCACTAAATACATGAGTGAGTAACTGACTAATAGATCTCGACCCTGTCACTGTGTTGTACTGATAGCCATCTTGAACGGTGTAATAGATATGTGTCGCAACTACTTGTTTCGTCAGCAACTGTCCAAGTGCTTTGCGAGTCATTTCTTTGATCACAAATTCCTGTCCGTTGTAGAAAACTGAAGACTCGTATTCGACTAAATCAAATACTTCTTGATTCAACGAATTGCTGGTAACGGTAAAGCCAATCTCCCACGTTTCATTTTGTTGCCAGTTTTCATAAAAAGAACCCTTGTCATAAACGACAAGGATTTCTTCTTTGGTTTGTTCATAATTTCGAATAATTAAATCAGTCACTCAATCACCTACTTATATAAGAAACGGAAATCCCATGAAGATTTCACGCGAGTAATATTTTGGATCTCGATTTCATTGGCTCCCTCAACCAAATTGATTAGGCCATGATTCGTATTGATCCCACAACTTACACCGTTCAATTTTGGAATCACGCCATCCAAGACTAATGTCTGTCCGAGATTCGTAGAAAGTGATGGATAGTAAATAAATCGATCACCAGTCGTTTTATTGAAAATCGTCACATTTCCTTCTGATTCTCCTTCTAATACGATCCGCAGATAATGTTCACGTGGATCAATTTCAAAGCTTCCAGCATTGTAAATAATGAAGTGACTAGTCTGATGCGTATACTTGTAATCTTCCGCCACTAGACCTTGCGAGAATTGCCATTCTTCCTCTAGATTGAAATCCGTTAAAGTAGTTGCGATGGATTCAGAATATCCTCTGATAGCTCCCAGATTTACAGTATATCTTGTGTAAATTACGCCTTTTCTTTCATCGTCAATAGAATCATAAACTACTCGATATTTTTTACCTGGCTCTTTGCTGTAAATTAGATAAAATTCTGGTTCTCTAGTAAACAATTCGCGGAGTTCCGTCTTTTGTAAAACTAAGTCAAACATCGATTGCTCTCTACTTCGAATATCAAATGAGAGAGTAATAGGAAAAGCGTCAAACGCGCTGTTCGAAAGACGCTTTCCATTCGTGCCAGAAAATTCAACAAACTCATTTTTTGCCACTGGCATACCTATATTAATGTCAATCAATCTCAGATAAGAATTATTTGTCAATTCGACAATTTCATCAGAAAATGCAAGATATACACGAGTTTTCTCATTCATTAAACTATCCTCCTCTCATGTACGATCTACGATTCAATACTTTTCCAAAACGTTGATCCATATTATCCCCTACTAAAGTTCCATCTAAATAACTTGAGACCTGTACTGGTTGTTTTGCAATTACTTGTGCAAGCTTTTCAACATCAAGTTGCTTCTGATTGTTGTAGGTATTATTAACTATCTGTGATCCAACAGATGCCATCCCCATCCTCGAAGTGCCAAGAGCTGATTCTGGCGTGATAGAATTCATCAAACCATTAGAAAGTTTATTCATTGCTGAATATGCAGATTTCGCATCTGCTTCGATACCTACAGCTATTCCTTGAGGGATGAACTTACCAACGTAATCTCTCATCCAACGTGATGGAGAATGAATTCCAAGCGCGCCAGTTATTTTGTCTTTAATGTTTCCAGCTACTTCAGAAATTTTAGAAGCAACTGCTCCAACCATTGAACCGATACCGTTAATTAATCCTTGTATGATGTTTGAACCAATTTCAAATAAATCAATCCCACTCAAAGTATCTATTATAGAGTTTCCTATATTAGATACTGCACTGGTTACTGACCCTATCACACTAAGAATCCCAGAAACTAAGTTTCTAATTAAATTGGCTCCAGCATTCACCATTTGTCCAAGAAACTGAGCTATAGTACTCAATAATCCAGTAATTAATCTCGCTCCAGCTGATAATAATTGTCCCAATAAGCTCAAGATTCCTCTAATAAGTGCGTTGATCAATTGGCCACCAGCTGATAAAAGTTGTGGTATAGCACTTACTAAAGCTTTGAACAAAGCAGCCATTAATTGAATAGCAGCTGATACTAATTGAGGAAGTACTGAGATCACTCCATCTACCAACGCAACAATCAATTTAATACCCGCTGATATCAATTGAGGCAAAGCACTAATCAACGCATTAACTAGGGCAATAGTGATTTGAATTGCCGCTGCCACCAACTGTGGTAATATCGAGATTATTCCTTGTATTAATGCTAATAACAGCTGAATCCCAGCAGCAATAATTTGCGGAAGTGCACTGATTAATGCACTAATCAAAGCCATTGTGATTTGGATAGCAGCATTTATTAACAACGGAAGAATAGAAGTTATGCCTCCGATAAGCGCCATTAACATTTGTATTCCTGCAGAGATTAATGTCGGTAAAGCTTCAATAATTGTTGTTAGCAAAGTAGTAACGATAACGGTAGATGCTTCAACAAGTTGAGGCAATGCAGTTATTATCGCATTCACGAGAGAAGTGATGATTTGTAATCCAACTTCTAAAAGCATAGGTAGTACTGTTAAGAACCCATCAATCAATGTATTAATAATCTGAATGACAACTTCAATTATCATAGGTAGTGCTGCTACGATCCCTTGAATAAGCATAGTTAACAAATTTGTGCCAACTTCAATAATTTTTGGTAGAAGCTCAGCAAAAGCAGAAATGAGTTTTGTAATTATCTCTGTTGCAGCCAACAGCAGTGCAGGAAAAGCTAATGAAATGCCTTGTACAATAGTAGTTATTATTTTCGTGGCTATTTCAATCAATTTAGGCAAATAAGTAACAATTGCATCCGTCAATGTTTGAATAATCTGTATAGCTATCTCTGTTAGTTTCGGTAACATTTCAACTATTTTGTCGACAATACTTGTAATCACAGAAGTAATACTTTCGATAATTTGCGGGAGATATCGAGAGATAGAATCTGCCACGTTGCTAATTGTTTCACTTAATTGATCAAACACTTTTGTGATTCCATCTGCACTAAAATCGCCAGTTTTAGCCCACGCAGATATAAATGAAATAATTAAAGAAACTGCTAATCCGAATGGACCAGTAAGCCCTAGTGCTGCTATTGCTACTTTAGTCAAAATGCCGATAACTAGAGAAACTGCTCCGCCAACTTTACCAAAAGCTCCTCCAAATTTTTCCAGCAGATTACCTGCCAATTCTATCCCAGAAGAAAAAATCCCTGACAATACAGAGCCTATTTGCGAAAGAGTAGAGCCAAATCTTTCTATGCCAGAAGAAACAATTCTTTTTACTGCATCAACAAAATTAAAAAAAGCTGGTACCGCTACTGAAGCAATTGCTGATCCGACTTCGACAACTTTTTGAAATCCTTTAACAAGATAGTTTCCTACTGTATCAGCTACTTTTTGAAGTGTAGGTAATATAGAAATAAAGACTTCTTTTAGATATTCAAATGACTTAATCAGTCCAGATTTTACAACTTCAATAGTTTTATTTATGCCATTTCGAAACGTTTCACTTGTTTTATAAAAATAGATGAAAGCTGCAACTGCTGCTCCTGTAACACCTGAAAGTAGTTGAAATACCGTCAGACCAGCTGGAATAATAGCAGATAACAATGCGTAAGCTGTTCCAGATACTCCAAACATGCTGACCATACTACCTAGAGCAGTTATCACTCCATAGATTTTTCCTACAAAACTTATTAATGTACCTAGAGCTAATGCTGTTTTGAAGCCTACATACGCTCCAGTGGCTGCAATAAAAGCTGGAGCTAACAATTCCACAATGTCTAATAGGCCTTTAAAGGCAGAAATCATATCATCAGTATTATCTATCAATATGTCCATTACTTTTGACATTTCTTCAAATGATTTATTAATAATAGATTTCATACTATCAATATTTTGAGCAATCGTTTTACCAGTAAGTTTCTGCACCAGTTCATCAAACTTAGTAATAAGATTAGCTACACCTTTAGAAACAGCATTACTTAGATTTCCGAATGAAGTAGCGATCCCCAGGGAATTCTCCTTTGCCAAGGTTGCCAACATTCCTGTTCCAGTTCCTAGCTCAATCAGTTTATCTTGGAATTGATCAAATGTTACTGTTCCTTCTTTAAGCGCATTATAGAGATCTCTTTGAGCTGATTTCCCAACAAATCCCATTGCTTCAGCTGTTTTTTGCAAAGCAAGGGGCATGGTTTCTTGTAAAGTTTTCCAGCTCTCTAAGTCGACTTGCCCAGTCGAAAGCATCTGGTTATACTGTTGCATACCTCGACTGGCATCTTCTGTTGAAGCGCCAGACGCAAGAAATGCATTGTTTAATGCTAAAACAGTGTCTGTGGATCTATCTAAATCTCCAGTGATTGCTGTCATTTGCTGTGTACTTGCTACAACATCATCTAATTTCGTTGGCAAACCATCAATTCCATCGGATAATTTGTTAATGGATTTCTGAGAGTCCTCTGCACTAAAACCTAAAGCTTTCATTACTTTAGGGAATTTTTGCATAGTATCGAAACGGCTAATTGCGGAATCTAGCGAATTCTTTAAAACATTAAAAGCAGCCGCTGCAACTTTAACGAGGCCTAAGGAAACAACTAAATTTTTAATTGAGGCTCCTGCTTTATTACTCTTACCTTTTAACTGATCAAGACCCTTGTTAAGTATGGTAACGCCTTTGCCATCCACATCAACTTCTATCTCTACTCTTCCATCAGCCATCGTCTTCACCTACCTCCGAATCAGGCAATGCATATTTTTGTTGTAGCTTTCTCATGCGTTCTTTTTCTTTAGCTGATTCTCCTTTGCTCGGTTCCCATGTCCTAATCTGAATGATTCGAGCAAGAATGGTGTCATCTGGCAAACTCTCAAGTAACGCTTGGAATTCCTCCCACATCATCCGTCCTTGCTCTTCAAATAGATTGATGCCAATTTGTCTGAACGATGCATAGATGTATTTAGCATCATGAACTAGGCTGATGGTCTTTTTTTCTTTAACTGCATTAGGCATAGGATTGCCTAAACGATCAGTTTCAACACCATCACTATCTCCTACAGAAATATAATTTTCTAAAATGTGGTTAAATAATAAAAACTGTTGTTCAGACGAGCCTTGAAAAAATTTTTCAAAGTCACTGATCAACAGTTCTAAACACATATTCACTTTTTCTTCTGGAAACAAATCACTATCTTCCAAAATATCAAAAACATCTAGTACATTATCAAATGTTAAATCGATAGGTAATTCTGTACCACCAAACTCTATCGAAGTGACTAACGGGTCATTTAACCGCATTTAATCACCTACTTCTTTTTCTTATTTTTCAATGCTTTCTTTTTCAATAAATCGGCTTTCTTTTTAGAAAGAGTATCTTTACGTTTCAAGGCTTCTTTTTCAATTGCTTCCGCAACTTCAAAAGAAATCGGATCAAACAAGTCTATTAATTGTTCAACATCACGATAAACAGAATAAATTTTTTCAAATGATCCTTCACCAAGCAACGAATCATATTCTGCTTTAGCTAGATTTTTCGTTAGATCAATAATCTTAATAGCATCTTCTTTTTCTGGTTGTTCGATATTCTTGATCTGTTTAAGTTGTTGCTTAAGTTCCTTAACCTGTTCCTCAAATTCAGCTTGAGTATCAAAAAAACGTGTCAGTTCTTCTGGAGTAGTACCGAAAAAGAACTCTACTTCTCCAATATTGATAGGAAAACCTTTTTTCTCTATTTGAAATGATAATTTGTTAGTCATGTTATCCTCCTAAAAAAGCTGCCCAGACGGACAGCTCGACTTATTTTTTGGTTAATACTACTGGTCTGGACCAAGCAGAACCTAAGAATTCACCATCATGCAGATAGCGTGCTTTCTCGATATCATTAGCCCCTTGGCCAACCTCGTTGTAAGTTTGGATGTAGAAACGGATTTCATCGCCAGCTTCTAGATGTGGCATATCTGCTGCTGATAACGTCCAAGAATTTGTTTCCGTATATCCCATTTTGTTGGCATCGTGCGGATCTGTTTGATTTGCATCGGTATAGTGTGGAATATAAGATTTTGCTTTGGGCACTGCATCCCAAGAAAGAGAAACTGACCCATCAGCATTCAAAACCCCAGTTACGTTCTGGGGTGCATTAGGGTGTAACAGGGACTTCTTCTGCTTCTGGTGTGCTATCAAATGCGATACCGCATGAGAAATCACCGTATGCAGTAGCATCGCCGACTTGAGCAACTGGCTCTGTTACTGTTGCTTTACCAATACGTTGTTTTTTACCAGATGCAGATACTACTTTGAACCACACTTTCCGAGCATCTCCTGATTTTCCAATCATGCCCTCAATAGCCGCCATCGCAGCATCATCTTCATCGTATAAACCTGTAAATGAATAACCTAACTGATGAGAAGTAACGTCTGTCTCCCCTTCGCCGTTCCCATCATAGTAGCCAGTAGTTTCAGATTCTTCGTTCGAATTATCATCAACGTTGGAAATCCACTTTGCTAACTCCAACCAGCCGTTTTCGCTTGGTGTATCAGCATTAGTAGTTGTAATTAATTGAATAAAATAGCTTTGTAAGGCATTTTTCCGTCTCATTTATTTTCCCCCTCAAAAGTAGTTAATTTTGTTTGAAAATCTAATAAAAAAACGAACCAACCTTGTTCATCAGCGTCATTGATGAATGGTTTGCTCGTTATAGTTAAATCGTCAAATTCAAATGATTTATTAGAACTAGTAACATCTTCTACACGTTCTAACATATCTGAGATAAGCCAAAGTGTTTGTTCAACTTTAGAACCGTCTTTTGACTTCATCGCAATTTCAAAATTTAGTTGTACATCTTTAATACCGTCATAGTATTCCAAAAGGTTTTGCCCGCCTGGTAATGGGTAAATTACTAAGCTTTCTTCAGCAGAAAGATATCCTTTTTTTATTTTTAATGGCAGTTCTGGAATACTATTAATCTTATCTTTTATCCGATCGATAAAATCCATTATTGGATACCAGCTCCTTTCAGATATGCTTTTTTCCAAGAAGGCATATACAGTGATTTTGCTTTAAGATCCCATCTTGGACCTGTTCCTGGAGTAGTATATTTTTTCCCATTTAGATAGAACTGTCTCCTTGCGTATTTCGTTTCATACAGAATAGCGCTGCCGTCACTTTTGATATGCGCACTTTGGCGAAGGATATTATTCTTTTTAGGTACAAATGAGTTCATGTCAGCCATTGCTTGGTTGGCTAATGCGTATCTTCCTCGCTTCATAGCCTGTGGGCTGACTTTAGCTCTAACTCCATCAAGATTAACTATAATACCCATCAAATCACCTCTAATTCGTATGAATAGATAGCATCTGAATACGCTTCTGTAATTGTATCGATCTTAGTGATGACATGTTCTTTACCATCATAAATAACTAATGATTGTTCTTTGAAATTCGGTAAAGGGGTAGTTAAAGTCTTATAACAAAAAATTACTGCACTATAGAGCAACTGCTTGCCGCTTGGTGAAAAAGAATACTGACTTCCTCGGTCAATCCGACAATTTTCTATAGTTACATAATCTCCATAAATAGGTTGGTTATAGTCTCCTTCTCCTAAATATTCTCGATAAATAAAAGAATCCACTAGAAATTGTACTGGAGGTTTTGGCATTACCATGATGGCACACCTCGATATAACAAACCCGTTCCTTCTAAATAAATATAGATATCCTCAGCAACAAGTGATTTACTCTCATTTTTCCCTGAAGGATTATATCTACTAGAGTTTGAGATACTCGTTCTTCCAGCAGAAAAGCTTTGTGGTGTATTATTGATACTTTCATAAGTATCTGCTCCAACTTCATCGAAATATATAATTTGTGAACATAGAGCTAGCTTAAATTGTTTTACACGAAAACCAATTGGATCTTCCTCAATTTTATTAAATTGATAAAAATAGTTAGTGATGCTATCTAGAACAGCAGTTGCTTTTGACAAATGCTTTTCGAAAGCAGCTTTAAAATCATCTGTTTTCCCAGTAAAATCTTTGAATTCTTCAAATTCAATATAAGGCATATAACATCCCTCCTTATTAAAAGAAGAGGGAACTATGCCCCTCCTCCTGCTTCTGTTACAGTAACTTCGCATGTCGCTGTTTTACCATTTACTGTTGTTCCAGTAATCGTTGCTGTTCCTGCGGCAACACCTGTGACTTTTCCTTGTACAGGAGTTACAGTAGCAATTGCTGTATCGCTAGAAGAAAACTGAACAGATTTATCAGCTGCATTTTCAGGCAAAACAGTTGCCGTTAATGTTTCAGTTGCCCCTACTTCAAACGTTAGTGTTGTTTTATTCAATGTAACGCTTGAAGGGGCTACGCTTTTGGGGAAATTTTTACTACTCGTGATTCATCAACTAACGCAACACTATAGTGTTGATCTGCGTTAAACTTGGTTAATTTATGGTCAATGTCACGAGCACTTTCAGCTAAGATACTACGTTTCATAAATGTTTTCAAAGCGCCAGATTTAACAGCAATTCCGTTACCTTCAGTGAGTTTTTGCGTCCGGACAATTTCCCAACCTAACACTTCTCCAAATGCTCCAGAAACTAAAATATTATCACCTAATTCCGATGCACGGGTCCAAGCTGTCGCTGCTTCTTTACGCAGTTTAGCCGCATCTTTATAGGACAAAAACAAAACGCCGGTAGAATCTACATCCTCAAAATTATCAGGAGCATCTACAAATGTGTTTTCTAATGTATCAATCAAGTCTAAATTGATTTCTGCTTGCACTTCTAAAGTGGCTGTCTGTGCAGCTACTAAAATATCGTTATCTACTTTGGATGCGATAGACATACGAATTTGTTTTTGTGCTTCCCCCACTGGGTCTCCGTAGCCTGATAATGCAGCTTCGTCAGTAATCTGCACTCCTTTTGCAGCTTTTTTAATCGTATATTGCGCTGTTTCTGTTGTTAATTTGGTGTAATCAATTTTAGCCCCTTCAGCAACATCCACTGCATCTCCAATATATTTAAACTTAGGCACCGTAATCGTTGATCCAGGTTGACCTGTTAAAGTAGTATCAATAGGAGCAATCCCACTAAATTTAATTGCTTTTGGTAATTGTGCGGAGATCATAGGCGCTAAGACCTCGGGATCCACTAAATTTGCTAATAATGTTGTTTCGTCTGCCATCATAAATTCCTTCTTTCTTTTACTATTGTGTAAGTTGTTTGAATACTTCTGGTTGTTCTTGTTTTAATTTGGCTACTTCTTGATAGGACATTTTAGCTAAATCGTAAATAGGCGTTATGCTGCTAGGCGGATTACCGCCTGGCACAATTTGTGGAGTGGCTGGGTTAGGGTTGTTCTTTTCTTGGAACAGAAAGGACTTGCTTTCTTTTAAACCTTCTAATTGCTCATTAAATCCTTGCAATCCGTCATCAGTAACCTTGATAGTATCTCGATCTAAAAGACCTAAGACGATGTTCTCATCAAGCGCATTCGCTTCTTTTAAAGCTAACTTGATTGCAAAGTCTTTTTGTTGCTCTGCAAGTTTTGTTTCAGAATCAGATTTAACAGCATCAAATTTACTCTGTAAGTCTGCAAGTTGTTGAGTCAATTCTTCGTCACCTTTTGCAGATTCTTTAAGTGCATCTAGTTCTGTTTGGTTAGAATCAAGCTGTTCTTTAAATTGATCGCGTTCTTGTTCTGCAGTAGCAAGATTTTTGTTCAATTCAGTAACAGTTTGTCCATGCATTCCCATCACAGAATTTACTTGTTCATCTGTTAACCCCAGTTCTTTCAATTGTTCTCTTTTCATTCTTCTTCATCCTTTCGAGTTTTAACGTGGCAACGACCACGATGGAGCAGTTTGTCTTTTACGCCTTAACAGGCTAAACAAGGCAAAATAAAAACAGCTAAAAAATAGCTGTTTACTGATCATATCTGAAATCTTTTAGCAATGTGCCAATTGGTGTATAAACTTTTTCTCTTGCATAATTTCTACTTAAATACTCATCAGAATCAACTAGAGTACGCAATCGACTTTGTACGGCTCTAATTTTCTTCGCCCACTCTTTTGCTTTTTCGTCTTGTCCAAGAGCTTCTGAGACCATTCTATTCTTTTTATATTTCACAACCTGACGTTCTAGGTAGCGTTGCTTCTTAATTAATTCCGCAACCTTTTTATTTTCTTTTGCTTCAAATTTTGGTTGATTATTTGTATTGACACCAGGAACAAATGGGATATGCAAATGTTGACAATTTACACCACGGTGACCGCCTGCAGTTCCATATTCTGCTTGCCAATATGAGTCGTAGATACTTCTATATTTCCAATTGGGAGGTAATTCAGACATGGGTCGTAAGTCAACCACATGACCTTGAATCTTTGAACATGCTTGTCTTGCTCCCATATGGCTTGTGACTAGCACTGTGTGGACACTATACTCGCTCATGCGGTCTTTTCTTAATGCGTCATAGGTATTTGACAGGGTAGACTTTAAAACTGTTCTAACATACCGTTCTAAGCTCCATGTATGCCCACCTTTATCAATAAAAGTAGACTTAATACCTTTTTGAGCCCGTCCTTGAATCGTTCTTTCTAATGCTTCATCGAATGTAAAAAGACCGCTGTTAAATGCAGCAGTCGTTTTGTTAATTATTTCTGTGTACATTTGAGTAGTAGCTGTTCCGTAACCAAAATTGGTGGATAGTAACGTTTGATTCACATAATTGTTTATATCAGACCATACTTGGTCATGATAGGCTTTCATGATGCTATCTAAATCATTCGGCAATGGCAATGAATCGTACGGCAACTGCCCATCCACATCTTTTACAATTTTCTCTCCCGAACTCTCAAACATTTTCTTTATTTCAGATTCTGCAATTCCTGTTATTTGTGAAATAGCCTTGATTGCGTCTTTATTGAAAAGATGCAGCTCCTGCAGTTTCTCGCGTTGCCATTCAAGTATATTGGCATGACCTGAGTTCAAACGCTTTGCTATTAGACGTATCAGTTCGCCCTCTAACGACTGATAAAGATGAGCCATGTTAGAGGACCATAAATCTAATTGATGAGGCGTAATCATCAAATCACCTCACAAATATTCCCTTTGAAAATCGCGAACTATTTGATAAATAAATTCCATATCTTTATTTCTCAAACCAATAATTTTAGGGTTCACAAAATCAAACCCACTAGAATGTATTGCTCCTATTTTTCTAGAAAAAAATAATGTTTTGTAAAACAGCCATATGTCAACTGAACCATCGTGAAAAACGACCTTGGCTTTGATACGTTTATCCACTTGTTTGAAACGTTTGTTTAATAAGCTCAAGCCAATATCAATTCGAGTGATCATTATTCCTCATCTCCTAGCTCACTTTTTATCGCTATTTGTTCTTGTTCTGAATAATCCATATCAAGAGTTTCAGCTCTAATCTCATATACTATCCTTTTTGCTTCTTTCTCTGTAACTCCAGTAAGTTTTTGAATAGCAGTTAATTTAGATGTTAAGCCAGCTGTTACTAGTTTAGAGTAATAATCAGCCTTGGCATCTTGCGATTGGAAAACACCATCATCAAAGTCGATATTTATTCCTAATTCTTTGATAGGATTAAATAACTTGTATGCTGCAGCAAGTTCAAAAATCGTAGTGATCAATTCTTTCAACGCTTCTTCTACAATAAGAACATTATCTGACCGAGTAGAAAAAGTTTCAGAGTTTTCACTAATTATCTCTGTCGCTGTTTTAACAGACTGGCCATCAAAACTAAATGTTCCACTAGAAAAGCCTGTCTGGAGCTCAATAATTCGCAAAATGAAATTGATACTTGCTATAAATTCAGTTGATCGCAATGACGGAGCGAATTCATCAATAAATGGTTCATCAGATTTAAGCCGTTGAAAAACAGATGTTTTACTGTCAAACCGCTTCACTGGTTTTCCATTGCTGTCATATTTAACTCTGAAAAAGTGATCAGATGCTAAAATTTTTCTTCTAGCTTCTTCTATTTCCCACATAAACTCATCGTATTTTTCATTGATATCTGCCAATTGTCGCTTAGCATTGTCGATCACACCCAAACTTAGTGGGCTATCTAAATTAATATTATTTTTACCCGCTAGCTTTATATACACAAAAAGAGGACGACTAAAACCATCTAAGATTGTCTCCTCCTGCAGATTTTTGTACTTTTCTAAAGAGTTGAGAGGAATCCTCACACCAACTTGCTTTTGTTCTTCAGATCGATACAATTCGTTTCTGATGCGGTACTTTCCGTCAACCCATTCATGAAATTCTAGCAAAGTATAATAGATTGTCTTTTGTCCCTCGGCTTGCTGAGTTACAGTAGCGATGGTTGCTTCTGAAATATCATTGGTATTGGATTGTAGAGGGAAAAATGTATCAGCTCGACAAAATGAAATTTTGATTTTACCTGAATTAGTATCCACGTACGGCCTCAAAGCTAAACCGCCAATGGCATAACCAGCCTCTAGCTCTTCTCCGAAGTTTTTCCTGAATTTATTGTCAGCAAATACCGACTGCAAAAATTCATCAGCTTTTTCATCATCCAAACTGATGTTGCATCCATCGTTGAATACTAGCTTAGATAACTTTCTGGACACTACTTTGGATACGTTCAACGAGTGAAAAGGACGCGTCTGTCTATAACCATCACTATTGATATATTCTATGTCCCCATAAACGTTTCTATAAATTTCTTTATTGTTCCTTATTCGACTAAATTCGCTATCACTCATAGCAATCTTTGGATGATCTGTGATACTATTCAACGTTTCAACCATTCCTATTTTTGCACCTCCAATCCTAAACAAAGCTTTTAATTTATCGAACATTCGTCCACCTCTTTTCTAGGCGATGTAAGTTTTGTAGAAATAATTGTTTCCATATCTCGCTTCATCGAGAGCGTGATTATATTTATCAATTGGTAATCCATTGTCATTTCTTACGTACATAGATATTTCTTTTTCAAAATTGTAGTGATCATATTCTTCTCCGTTTTCCAAGATAATGAATTGTCCACTAGTCATCGTATTTTGGAGACGTTCAATGCCGACTTCGATTTTCAATCCATTACTAGAAACTTTGTCAGAACTATTATTATCAGCTTTATCAGTCTCAATACCAATTAAATCCAGTTCTGTTCTTAGTGTTTTACATGCTGGATCAACAAAGAACCAGTTCCATCGAGGGAGATGTTTCCATTTTGTATAGCACCACTCAACAAACTTTTTGATTTCTTTAGCGTATGTAGACATCGCCTTGGTTTCTCCAGTCTCAGTTCCGCTATGATAATAGTTAGCTAAACGATACAAATAAAACTTTCCTTCGTGATGAGTAACCACCCAAAAAGCACAAGTCGTAGCATCAGCTTGCCCACCATCTGCAGTAAAAAATGTTTCAACTATATTCCCTTTTATCTCGGTAGCTTTGTTTTTCTTGTCAAACATAGCAAAGATAACACCTTGCGGTAATACTCGATGTCCGTACCAGTCACGTTCTAGAAGATATTCACTACTAGAAAGCTCATCAAAAAGTTCTTTCTTTCGCTCCTCGCTTAAAATTGGATTGTCGTTCGGTGTCCAATGACGAAATAAAAAACGCCCTGACTTCTCAAAACGTTCAAGCAATTCAAGATTAGGATGGTTTGGCGCTGGCGGGTTTTGTTCACCCAGATGGTAACGCCATTCAGCAGCGAATGTCCGTCTAAAGCATTCATTGATAAAGTCTTTGTGCAATAGATTAAATTCGAGAAATGTCACAGAGCCTAAAGACATACCCGTGATAGCACCAACAGAGTTTATCTTCCCTCCGCCTTTATAATAAATTTTCTTTTCACCGTTTGGAGCATATAACAACAGATGATCACCATGTTCATCGTGTCGTATATCGGAACAACCATCAAATATATGGACCAAGCCTAATCCATCTCCATCCATAAACATTCGATAAGCTTGTTCCTGGTTATAAGCAGTTACAAGATGGTTTTGATCAGGGGATCTCAAATAAAAATCAGCCATTTTAAAAATATCGGAAGTTGTCTTCCCACTACGAGGTGTTCCTTCATTCAATTCAAAAGCAATCCCTTGAACCACTTGATTAATATTGCTAATCTGCTTCGGGCTAAACTTCAGCTTCATTACTTCCATTACCTCCAGACTTAACATCTAAGAGAGCTTGAAGTAGATCATTGACTTTCCCATCAGCAGTGAGTTTCTCAGCACTATTTTTAGCGATGTCTGCATCTGCTTTCGCTTTGATTATTTGTGATTCCATCAATTCCAACTTCTTACGTCTTTCGTCTTTTTCGTCAGCAATATTAATGAACTGCTTTATCAAATTTGATAATGTGCTCATTGCTCTTGACTGTGCGTTCATAAAATTAGCTTGTTTATCCCAAGCATATTGAATAGCATATTCTTCTGAACTTCCAGAATCACTCGACGACCACTTAGAAACTTCTTTGGACAAACTATCCTCATAATCCACAAACATGATTTTCTGTGCTCTGATAATAGCTGTGTACTGGATCATAATATTATTCCATAAGATATCCTAAGGTTTGGAGGTTGCAACCTCATTCATAATTTCTAATGTTTCAGAAGGTAACCAATTGGCAAAAAGGCCATGGGTAACAGCGTTTTTGTTGTCCTCTGGCGCTCCTTTGTTGTTCGGAATAGTTGCGTTCTTGGTTGCAACCTTTTCTCGAGACCAGTAACGTGACTTCCACGATTTTACTGTGCTGATGGATACACCATACTTTTCCGCTATTTCTCTATACTTCAACCCTTTTTCATAATCATCTTTAGCTAGTTCGTATTTCTTCACATGTGACACCACCTCGCTTGTTTGCAACATTTGTTTTGTAATCTACACATACTTTGAAAGATTTTCCTGTATGTGTTTATCTGAATAGAAACCATGACCGCAATAGACTAAACTGCATGCATCAATTTCATTCGGTTCGGCTTCTCTGATCATCTCTATAACAGAATATTTGCTTTTCACATGAACAGATTGAACAACTCTTTTATAACGACAATCTTTACATCTTGGATAATCGTTGATCAATGATACATACCAGTAGTTTCTCATCATGCGGCCTCCTTTATGTAAAGAAAAAGCCTATCGTGTGCTAGACTTTAATCGCTTTGTTTTCCCATTTTTTGTAGGCATCAAAATAGATTTCTGATTTATCACCGTTATACGTTAGCTCATAATACATTCCGTCCGATATCGTAGTACTCAGCAAAGCTTTATTGTTTTGAATCGTCTTGCAGGACCAGACAACAAACACATTGTCCATTGTAATCTGCGTTTGATCTGTTTTATAAAAGTTCCCATTTGCATAGTCTGCTACCAATTGTTTGCATTTAGTAATAAATTTTTCATTATCCATTTTTCATTTCCTCTCTTTTGTAAAATAAAAAGACCACTCAGTGAGTGGCCTTAATTTCATTTTGAATTTCTTCTAAAATTTGATTCCAATCATCTCTAAATGTTTCAAAATCATTAATTTTTGCCTTTAATAAATCCATAGGGTTCATTTTTTGACCTGTAAAGTCTTCTTTTAACTGTGCAATCAAAACACAAACATAAATTAAATACTTTTGCTTAGATTCATTCCCTTCTAATCCCCGATAGCTCATTTGTTGCATGTTGGCAAATATTTTTAATGCACGTTGCGAAGAAAATTTAATCAAAGACATGGATTGTTTGTTATAATCTTCAGAAGTTAACTCTGCTACTTTTTTGGGGTTAGATATAAGTCCTACCCAAAATTCCAGTGTCTCAATCATATCAGAACTACTTACATTGCGATAATATGAATCTACCTGTATTTCTTTTTGTGAATCAATTTTAAATTTTTCCATATTTTTTTCGTGAAGAAATTCCGGTCGTTTTGCTATGCCATTTTCAATAGCTTTTGATACTCCGTTGATAGCAGGTTTGATAAAAAGTAACAACCCTAATGAAAACCAGTTGTGTGCCAAAAAATCTAATATATATTTCATTTATTCTCCTCCAACTATTATATATTTACTATATCAAACATCAGATTGAATAAGAATAATTTTTTAATATACATAAATATTTAATAAGCAATGCAAAAGAGCCACAGATACCAATTAATAAAACTGTTGAGATGTCTTGGCTCTTTTATAGTTTTATCATTAATAGAATAGACAGCAACGGATGATAGATAATAAGAACAGTTAGAAGGAGTTGAAATTCACATCCTTATTCTTAATATTTCCGCTGCTGTCTATCGAAGCTTAATTAAACGATGAGGGAGATTTCCTCCCTTACATTTTATTTTGTCGATCCTGTTTCCTAATCTTTCGACACTATCATAATACATCATTGAACAGGTAATTGATTGGTATAAAAAAGGCATAAAAAAGAAACCAAATGGGTAATAAAAGGGTATAAAAAGTGTAAAAACTGGCTACTTAAAAGCAACCAGTTCTAATGCTGAAGCAAATTGGATGATAATCTTGTTTGATTCTAGTTTGACAGATTCTTCACTAGTATTATTTCTTTGAGCAGTTACATAAATCGACAGACCATTGATGTAACGATCATAAAATATTTTTTTACGTCTTTCAGTCACATCAGGTTTGTGCGGATGCTGAATAGCAGAATACCCTCGAATAAACAATTTATGCAAATACTCAAATTCTTCTTGTGCTTCTTCTCTATCTATCAACATTCGTTCAGCTTCAAAGACATTATTAGCTGTAGATGGCGGAACCAAGGAATAAGATGCCGTCACTTTTGGCTCACGAGGTTGTCCTACTCTACATCTTGCTGATAGATATGCTGAAAGGAAAACACCAACATTATGTTTTGTGCGGTCCATATCAACATCTTTTGCGCTTGGTGTCTCATATTTCTTTACATCGAAAAGTACCATCCTCTGATTCCCCCAATTATGATATAATACTTGTGTCAGAAATATTATTCATAGTCGGAGGAATCCGGCTTTTTTATTTGTCCTCTTTTCCGTTAAACAAAATTATTAACATAAATATGGATAATACTAATAAAATGAATAGATAAACCATTTACTCCACACCTCTTATTCCTAAAACCACATAATCATCTGTCAATTAGATAACGTTTCTAGAATCACTGGTAATTTGACGCTCTTCGATTTTCATATCTAGCATTATTCTTCCTCCAAATACTTATATTCGTGTCCTTTTTTATCAACGTGATTCCGCCACGCATACGTCCGAATAGTTCCGCTCGTATATCCAGTTTCTGCAGACAACTCTCTTGCCGTTCCTTGCATCAAAATGTTACCTTCATACAAAACAACGATGATTTTTCCTTTGCGAAGTTTCCGCTTATCAGGCTTTTTTCGTATACGTCCGTTAGCAATCTTTTCTAGACGCTGAACTTCAGCAACCACTGCTTCATCTTCTTGCCAGTTCTCATCTTGAATCAGCAACATTAATTTTCGCCAAGCCGCTTTCTTATCCACGCTCATTCCTCCAATCGATGGATTTCCCTTCTTAAATTCTCTATGTGCAAATCGATTGCCTTCCTCGCCGTTTCATTGACCATCACTGCCTTTGTTCGTTCCAGATCGTCAATCTCACGCTGAAGGCTTCGAATACGCATTTGAATCACTTCTTCTATTGTCATGATGGACCACCTCGTTAAAAACGCTCTTCCTTGAACGTATTCCGATATTTTTTAGCTAAAATCAACGGAACTTGATATTTATGACAAAACAATTTCGCCTTGATTTTAAAGTCTTTTGTCTGCATCCCTTTAACATCTACGACTTTGACAAGCTTACCGTTTTTATAAAATGTGAAGTCAGCAATATACTCGATCTTGCGATACTTCTTTCCATCTAGTTCAAATTTCGGCATCAGCTCAAATCTTTCTTGAAGTTTCACTTTCCAGCCGTTCGCTTCCGCTTGCCACAAGGCTAGATCGTAGTACTCTGCTTCTGCGATAGAATCGAACTTGATACCTCGATGGATAGTTTTTCGATTACGATATTTATTCATTCTCAAGAAGCGCCTCCTTCTTAGCCTGATAAGCAGCAAAGCGGGCTTCTAATTCTGCTTTTTTATCAGGATCTAGTGCCTTTTCTTCTTGAGGTTTGTTGACCCAATCAGGTAACTTTTCACGCCGTACATTGTTTTGACGTTTAGGAAGATAGTTTTGTTTTTTCTTGTTCTTAAAAGCTTCTTGAGCTTTTTCTACTGATTCCATTGTCTTAATTCCTTGATTACTCCATGAATTTAATATCGCTTCAACATATTTTTTCAATCCTGGCATCTCAACGTTGTTTTCGAAAGCTAATTTAAAAGCAAAGAGAATCATATCTGCTCCCCAAGTTTTAATCATCGGTCCTAATGCTCCTTGCAAAAGTCCAGTAGGTGATTTCCCCCAGTTTTTTTGGATGAACTCATACACGCCTATATCATCATCTTCTTTATTTGTCTTGTTTTGTTTTGTATTGTTTATATAAGCTGAAGGATTTACTGTAGAATCTACTGAAGGATTTACTTCCCTATTTACTTTCGGATTTACTTTACTATCTACTGGAATATTTCCAGTAGTGGGATTTTCTACCGTATTATCTACTGTAGTTTTTACTGTAAAATTTCCAGTTAAATCAGAAAGGATATAAACACCAGCTTTTGTACGACCTCTCTTTTTATATTGAAGGAGTCCATTTTGGATCAATTGGTTTCGATTATTAATCAATGTTTTTTCAGACGTTTTAGTCATTGCTTGTAGCCTTGTATTGGCAATCGATAATTCGCTCTGCCATCCACTTCTGTTTGCTATAGCCATAAGCTTGTACCAAAGCAATTGGGGACCAGCGCCAAGCTCGTTATATTCAAGCCAATTGTCGAAAGCATTAAGCTGTCCGATATAATCCAATTGAGTCCCTCCTTTCGTTCTAGTAATTTGAGGGAGAAAACTCCCTCATTATTTATTTAACGGCGGATTAGATGCATCAAATAATCCAGTTTGTACATCTTCATTTTCTTCAGAAATAGCCTCTGCTTCTTTTCTTTCAGGAATATCTTCTTCAACTTCTGTTTCAGCAATAATGCTGCCATCTTCTTGAACTCTTTGGACTCTCTCATCCGATGTGGTGGCTTCTTGCATTTCGATGGACAAGATCCCCCATTTAGAAAGAAGATTTCTCAGAACAGTTTTTCGTGCCATTGCATTGTAATCAGATGCCCACACACCACTTAACTTTGTCTTATCGCGATCTTTATTATTAGCAATTCGATGAGCTTCGATTTCTTGTTTGGTCCAATAGACAGTTTTTTTGAACCCATTCAGTAACTCGAAATAGCCAACATATCCAATAACTTCATCAGACGTTCTACCATTTGGATCAAACTCAAACTCTTCTGTCAGTCGGTTCCAGCTTTTTAGTTCTCCTTCGTAAACTTCAATCACATTTAATGCTTTGTATTTACCTGATCGTTGGGCTAATTGGATATATCCTTTATAGCCAAGCATGAATTGAGCTTTCTTCTCCCATTTTCCTGTTTGCTTGTTTTTACTATTGAATGGAACTAAATATGCATACCCTAAATTCTTATCTAGCCCAAGATTTAATGTTGCAGCAGTTAACGCACCACTCATGATAGACGTTGGTTCACTATCTGCAAGATAACTGTCATTAGATACAAGAGTCATAACATTCGACATAAAAGCATTAGCATTGTCATGAAGTACTTCTTCGAATTTCTTTCTCATTGTTGGTGTATTCATTAGAGCTTTAAGCCCTAACTGTCCTGGTGCAACTTGTTTCTGTGGCTTTTCTGCCAATTGGTTTTTTAACGATTCATTTGTTGCCATTGTTCTTTTCCTCCTTCAGTGGTAATCCACAAATCGTACAATAACTCCAAGATGTTTCTCTAACTTCGCTTCCACAGCGGGGGCATCTTTCCATTATTTGATCTCCTTTTCTGTCAATCTTCTAGATTCAGTAATGCTATAGATCTCTTCATCACTTGCGATATCTGGATATTTCTCTGCTAGTTTCTTCGTGTTCATACGTTTAGTACTAACAAGTTTCCAGCTGATGATGTTCCTTTGTGTAATGCCGATACTTGCCTCACGTTTTTCTAGCTCGCTGATAATCTCGTTGTCTACTTGACGGATAACTGACTCAATTTCTTTTTTTGTCCGCTTGAGTTCTCTTTTTTGCTCGATAAGTTCATCAAAACGTGATGGTAGAGCTGTTTGATTTCCTTCTACATCTGCATATTTTTCTTTTAAGAAGTCAGCAGTCGCTTCACTTCCGTCAATTACAGGCTCGATACCTTCAACTACATTTGTTTCCCAAAATTCAACCAAGCGTTCTGTAATTGTATCGATTAATTCTTGATCTCTCGCAATTCGCTTCCAAATGAATCTTTGTCCGCCAATCAACACAGCGATATAACAATAATCTTTGTTTAAAACATTCATATAATGTTGAACCTGACAGAGATAGCTAAGCGGGACTTCTTCTCCTTCCCACTCTTTACCAAGAAATTGGTTAGCTGTTTTGCATTCAAGAATGGCGTTTTCCCCTACTACGTCACGATCAATATTTGCTCTTAAAAATGGATGTAACGGATGTTCAAACACTTGGTTTCTTCTACGTACTTTTTTGCCTGTTCGTTCTTGAAATTCTTTGGCAACAACTTCTTCTAAAACATTGCCCCAATAAGCTGGTTCATTTTCTGATTCTTCAATTACGACTTGTCCTGTTTTTTCTAGCCAGAGTTGATAAGGTGATTTCCACTTATTCAATCCTAAAATCGTTCCGACATCAGAACCTCCGATGCCTTTCTTGCGGTCTTCAAGCCATTCTTGATGGCTCATTTCTAAGGTAGATTTACTCATCTTCTTCCTCCTCTTTATGTGGCGTGCCCCATTCAGGAGTCGTTAAATATTGATCAAGCGCTTGTCCAAAATCATTCATTGTTTTAGCCTTCCTTTCGTGCTAAAATACAGTTAAGTTATTTTGTTATGTTGCCGATTAGCGATTGCCGTCGCTGGTCGGTCTTTTTTGTGTTGGCATTTTGAAACTTTCTCTTACAGCAGTAACCGCTACTAAGGTTCCCCAATAAATAAGTGCATATGCTGGATTAATACTTGCCAGTACAATAGCTACTAGGCTCATAAGCAAAGCACTTTTGACAGTCATTTTAAAAACTGTTCTCATTACTTCATTCTCCTCTCTAATTAGTATTGCGTTCTTCCCATTCCTTAACTAACTCGAAATCGTATTGCAAAACACCTCTAACTCTTCGGGAAGGTAATGGATCATTATTTGAGTTAGTCCATTTGGAAATAGTAGCTACTGAGACACCGAAATATTCAGCAATATCTTTAGCTTTCTTCCATACTCTTTCTTTTGGCTTCTTTTTTGGAGCTAAAGGAACCACTTTTTCCATTTGTGAAACTTTCATTTTAACTCTCCTTTCATATATCCTTGATTTACCCAGTACGATAATCGCTGCTCACTGAGCTTACGGATGTCGATACCAAGCATTTCGCATAATGCACTGATAAGAGTTACTTCAACCATAATCTCGTCTAAAAACTCATAGGCGTATGAGATTATTTGTTGACGATCGTCAGCGGTTAAATAATTGACTTGTTTAAGAAGAATTTTCTCAACTTCTTGTTTCTTCTGTTTACGTTCGCCAGATTCAATCATTTGCAACTTATCTAATGAAGATGGATCTCTTCTATAAACATCACCATCAATTGATTTGAATAGACCGAAAAACTCATGAATCACTTGAAGAGTAAAATCAGAATCTCGAAAGTGATCAGTTAAAGCTTGGGCATTTTCAAGTGTGACTGGCTTTGTATTATGTCGCGTTGACCAATCGCTTAGTGATTGTTGTGATACATTGATTTGCCTTGCAATTTCCTTCTTGGTTTCACCACTCTTATTGATCGCTTCAACTAATGATTCTCTAATCACCACTGATTGTTTTAGCATTTTCCCCACTCCTTTTTCTTATTTACCCACATAGTAATATGAACAAATTCCCTATATTATTGATTTATAAATCAAACAAAAGCCGCTTCATCTAATTCTCGTTGAAGTTCTTTTTGAACTTCTGCAACTAAGCGATCAAGTTGATCATCGTTAGCGCATTTGATGATGTGAATCAATCGTGGTCTAGCATCAAGTACAATGTTTATTTTTTCTTGTCGTATCATATGAATACCTCCTTGTTCTCTTTTTATTCGTATATTTATTTTGATATGATTATTTAAAAAGGAATTTTATATGAAAAAATACGAACAACACTTAAAAGAAATAATTAATTTTTATGAACAAAATGATGCAAATGTTCATTTTGAGCTTTTTAATGCTTCTTTCCAAATAAAAGATGTGCGTTTGTTACAAGATAAAGGGTTAATTCAACACTTACCCGAATATGAATATATAGATGGCAACATGGATATATTGTTAACAAAAGAAGGTCGCTTCTATTTCGAAAATAAAAGAAATAAGATATTATCTTTTTTTGCAAAAAGCGTTCTAACACCTATAGTAGTTGCATTTATCACTACAATTCTTACAAGTTATTTTTTACCTTGGATTAGTACTTTGTTTTAATTTGCAAATAGTAAATATATGATTGAAACAATAATAGAAAGTAATATTGGTAAAACTACGGTGCAAAATGTTCCTTCAAGAAAATCTTTATCTTTTTTCATTTTGCCATCTCCTTTATTTTTAACTCATTTTTGTAGTTAAAAGCCATAAAAAAAATTTTTTCTTTAGGAACTTGAAAAATATCTTCTAGATGTTGCATCTGGGAAGGCTTAGGCAAGGTACGCCCTACCTCCCAAGAACTGATTGTTTTTTGGGATACCTTTAATAAAGACGCTAGTTGAGATTGAGAAATCCCTTTTCTAGCTCTTATTTGTCCCATTTTGTTTTCCATAAATTTCCACCTCTCTTTTACTACCTTATGTAGTTATAATATACTACAAAATTTAGTAAGTCAACTATATTTACTACTTTTTTTTGTATTAACTAAATTTCGTTGTATCGACTACGCTTTGTAGTATATAATTTTATTAAAAGGAGGACTTGCTGTGTTAAAAGACCGAATAAAAGAACTAAGAAAGCAACATGGCTGGACCCAAGCAGAACTAGCAAAAAAAATGAGTGTATCTCAACAAACTATAGGAAGTTGGGAAGTAGGTCGAGCAGAACCTAATTCAGAAGCTCTAACTAAATTAGCTCATCTATTTAATGTTAGTACTGACTATCTATTAAGTAATCACAAAACTCCAGAGTGGGCGACTAAAGAAGATATAATCGAACTTGATAAACTACTTGAATCAAATGCTAACATGGCTTATGGAGGCGAAACGTTAACACCCGAACAGCTTCAAAGAGTCAGAGATGTTTTAGCAGGCATGTTTTGGAAATTCAAAAAAGAAGACAAGGACAAAGAGAAGTGATTGGGTATGGAATTGGATGTTATCAATTTAGTGGAAAACCTAAAGCGGAAGTATCAATCCGCTAATCCATTTTATATTTGTGAAAAAATGGACATTCAAATTGAATATGTTCCTTTTATTGATGATCCTAAAGGTCAATTCCAAGAGATTTTAGGCCGTGCTGTCATTCTTTTGAATGACGAATTAAAGGATTCTGAGGAAAGATTTTACATTTGTGCTCATGAGCTTGGTCACGCCATCTTTCATCGTGGGTTATCTAGCTATTATGTATCTACACGAACATCCAGAAGCAAATCAGAAAGCGAAGCGAATTGCTTTGCTGCTAATCTCATTGTTTCTCTTTATAAAGAAGACAACGATCAATACCCTAGAAAAGTTGAGGAATTAACAAATTTGTATGGGCTACCTGAAAGCGTGTACAGATTTTTAATTTAAAATTGGCGACTATCACTACCTGCCATTAAGTGGGAGTAAATTATTTTATTTTTTGGAGGAAAATATGAAAAAAATAGTTGGGTTAGGATTAATCTTGTTTTCTAGTATCACATTAGGTGCTTGTGGTAACAACGATTCAAACTCTGATGTACCTAAAGAAACAACTACTAATACTTCTACAATGGTTACTTTAGAAAATAGTAGTTCTACAGCAGAAAGTTCAAGTTCAGAACAGACCGCTACATTTAAAGATGGCGTTGCTTCTTTAGTTGACATTGATATTAAAATTACAAAACACGCTGTTATCCAACCTGGAGAAGCAGGCAATGAATATGGAGACCAACCAGTAATTGCTTTTTGGTATGATACTACTAATAAAACTGGAAAAGATATTGATCCAACAACAGCTTGGATGGCTGTTTTCTCTGCTATTCAAGACAACGATCCTAATATGGAAAATAAATTACAAGTAGCAAGTTTACCAGATGAGCAGTATTTAAATACTCAGACAAACACAATAAAAAAAGGCGGAACTGTATCTAATGCAGTCGCTTATACATTAACAGATACCACTACCCCTGTTACACTTGTAGCTAATCAAGGTATTGCTGGAGATGAACTAGGCACACAGGATTATGCTATTCAATAAATAAAAGAGCAGCCTTCGGGCTTTTCTTTTTATTAAGGGCGACTATCGTTTCGATTCCCGCTTAGGGATTATGAAATAAAAAAGGGAGTGATTCATACGCAATCTAAAAATCCAATTAATGATTATAATTTTTTTGGAAAAAAACACTATAATTTAACAAATAATAAGAACATGATTATTAATGATATTTATGGAATTGAAATTGAAAATTTCAGACTATTTCATAATCAAATATTTAATCTAGGAAAACGGATTACTGTTGTTTCAGGCAGAAACGGTACGATGAAATCTACCTTAATGGGTTTAATTGCTCAACCATATAGGACTGATCAAAAAGATATTTATGATAATTTTATGCAAACAAAATTCAGTGACGTCTTTAAACTATCTTCTGACAAAGATACTGATGATTATGTGTATCATATTAAATTAAATATTGATGATAATATCTTGCTAAAGGAACCAATCCCTCTTTACTTTCAACCTGGGAATCCCGAATCAAAATTTAGCCAAAAAGATCGACATCGCCTTGTTCCTAGTGGAAGAGCTAAGGGTGATGGCTACTTTTCACTTCCTTCTATGTATATCAATTTGAAGAGACTTTACCCATTAATTGATAGTGGAGAGATTAAATCATCACCTGTAGAATATACAGAGGAGGAAAAGAAATTCATATCTAGTTTATACCAGCAAGTCTTATTAAGAACAGAATTTTCTAAGTTCACAAAATATTCCGCTAAAAATGAGGGAATTCACAAAAATCCTTATGGTCCAGACGAATCATATTACGATATAAATTCTATATCTTCAGGAGAAGACAACCTAAGTGCATTTTGCGATGTTTTGCTGTCTTTTATGAGAGTATATGAAAAAAATAAACGAAATGGAATAAATAAATTAACTGGTATACTATCTATTGATGAATTTGAAGCTAGCCTCCATCCTATTGCGCAGGTCAATTTGTTTAATTTTCTATATAAATGGGCTATAAAGTACAATGTAAAAATTATTTTGAATACTCATTCTCTATTCTTAATTCAAAATATATACTTAGATCATGAAAATGACTTAAAGTATAAAGATATATTAATTAATTTTATTGCTTCACAATTTGAAAAAGACAATGAACTAGCAATTTTAGAAAATCCTACTTATAGTGTGGCATACAACGAATTAACTCTTTCAAATTTAAATGAAGATAGCGATTTATTAAAGGTTAAAATTTTATGCGAAGATGATGTCGCTTCCCTTCTTTTGAAAAGAATTATTTCTTCTAAAAAAATATTGAATCAATTATCTATTTCGCACACGGTTAAACCAGATAATCCTGGAGTAAGTTATAAATTACTTGCAACTCTCTGTCGTAGTTTTCCCTCAATATTGTTAGAGACCGGTGCAATTGTCGTCTTTGATGCCGATATGGACTCAGAGATTATGAACACTGGAAATTATAAATATGTTCTTTCTATACCTTCATTATTTAATGGATTGCCATTCGAAAAAGAAATTGTTAAATATATACTAAATTTGAATGGTGATAATAGATTTTTTAAAAATTTCAAAAAAACAAAAGAAATGTTTAAACAAACTTTCGTTAGTTATGAAATCCCATTAGAAACCGATAATTATAAAGAAGAAAGTGTTAAAAATTTTAAAAGATGGTATCTTGATAATAAAAATGAAATAAATAAATATCTAACTTATTATGTAAAAGATAATCAAGATTTATTTATTCCATTCAAAAAGAAGCTTTTGAACTATATAAATGAGATTAGAAAAAACAATGGATTTACAGAGCTAAAATAATTAACAATTATAAATAGTTTTTCTATATAATAATGGCCAAAATTTCTCGTATATGATACTCTATAATTGAGGTGATAATGATGCCATATACTAAATCGCCATTACGTTATCCTGGCGGAAAAAGTCAATTGTGGAGATTTGTAAAAAATATTATTGAATTAAATAACATTACAAACCCTATATACTGTGAACCTTTTGCAGGTGGATCTGGAGTAACAATTGAATTACTATTAGGAAATCATGTTGACGAAGTCATAATAAACGATTTTGACCCTGCTATATATTCTTTTTGGAATATGTGTATTAATAATTCAGAAGAGTTTATAAACTTAATTAATGCTACTCCAATTACTATTAAAGAATGGCATAATCAAAAAGAAATATATCTTAAATATGGGAAAAATTCCGAATCGTTGAAAGGAGCTTTCGCAACTTTCTTTCTAAATCGTACAAATGTTAGTGGAATAATTTCTGGAGGACCTATCGGCGGAAAATCACAAAGTGGAAAATATAAAATTGACTGTAGATTCAATAAAGATAACTTAATAAAAAAAATTAAAAATATAGCTAAACACAAAAATAGAATACATCTCTACAACGAAGATGCATCAAACTTAGTTTCTATCCTAAAAAACGACTACTCCAAAGATAGATTATTTACTTTTTTTGATCCTCCTTATTATGATAAAGGTCAGTCCTTATATTTATCCTTTTACAATCATGAGCAACATGTTGAAATGAAGGATAAAATCTTGAGTATGGACGATTATTATTGGATCCTAACGTATGATAAAGCGCCTCAAATAGCAGACTTATATGCTAATATTGAACAAACTTTTGAATATTCCTTAAAATATTCAGCTAATAAAAAAAGAATGGCCAATGAATATCTTTTTGCAAGTCCTATTACTAAATTAAAGTCAGCGGAAAAGATTGTGCTCAAAAAAATTTAATGAACTGGGAAGCCTTCGGGCTTTTCTTTTTAAACACAAAAGAACATAAGTTCGTATACGAGATTTATAAGTACGAATATTTTCTTATACGCTATTTTAACAAGTGTTCTTGTCTCGCGATATCTTACTATAAAAAATGAACTACGAAAGGAATGATGTCAGTGGCCTCCATTAAAAAATATTACTTAAAGAAATCAAAAGAATATCGTTATGAAGTCTATATATCAAATGGAATTGATCCTGGTACTAAGCTACAGAAAAAAATTCATAAAAAAGGGTTTAAAAGTCATGAAGAAGCTGAAAGATTCGCAAAAATTGTCGAAGGCGAAATAGCATCAGAAGAATATACACAAAATAACCCTAAAAATTTGACTATAGAAAAGTTTATGGACGATTGGATTAATAACTATAAAATGAATGTTAAAGAAGGAACAAGAATTGTTCACAGAGCAAATATAAAAATGTACATCACTCCATATATTGGAAAATATAAACTAGATAAATATACTAGAGCTGATCATCAAAGATTCATCAATCAGTTACTTACTAAAAAGGGTTTGGGGAGAACTAAGGAAGGTCTCTCAGTAACAACAGCCAAAAGTATCAATGCCACTCTTAGCAATGCTTTCAAAAAAGCTATTCAGTTAAGATATATAAAGAATAACCCTACTAGTTTTGTTGAGTTTCCAAGAAATCCATCTGATAAAAAGAAAGTTAAATATTATACTTTTGATCAATCTGAACTATTTCTCGAATTTGCCAAAAAAGAAAAATCATTTATATGGTATCCCTTTTTCCTTATTATATTTGATCAAGGATTACGAAAATCAGAAGCTTTAGGGCTTCAATGGGCTGATATTGATTTTTCTCAGAATACACTTAATATTAATCGTGAACGACTTGGAGCTGCTGAAAAAGGACCTAACAAAGGTTTGATTATTACAGATGACACAAAAACCCCATCTGGTACACGATCATTGCCTATGACAAAACGAGTAAAGAAAGCCTTATTGACTTTAAGAAATCAAGTAATAAAAGAATTTGGTTTTTTACCTGAAACAGATGACCACGAAGCATTTCTTTTTATAAATACTTACAGAAAAAATAAAGGTATTCCAATAAGAGATCGAACCGTTAATGGTGCTTCTCATAGAATTGAAAAACGTGCCAATCTCCCCCACATAACTGTGCATGATGGTAGACATACTTTTGCTGCTAGAACGAGACAAGCAGGAATACCTTTAGAAGATATCAAAGATTTTTTAGGTCATAAAGATGTTTCTACTACACAAGTCTATGCCCATATTTCTCCTGAAGTGAAAAAAAGATCAATGAATCAACTAGAAAACTATATAGAAGAACAAATAAAAAAGCACTCAATTTGA